GAGGCGTAGGCGTCGGTGTCTGGCAGGTTGTAGCCTTCTGGCAGGTCTATGTTTTCGTTTGGTATCAAGTAAGGCGTGTAGTTGCCCTCTTCGTTTATACCTATGTTCTCTGCCGGCGTCAGCTTACGAAGCCGAACAATTGTGTTGCCGTCTTTGTCAGTCACATCTTCGACCACGTACTGACCCCAGACCAGCTCTCGGTCTTGTCCTATTGGTGTGGTGGTACCGTTGCCCTCGTCGAGAACTACCACGAAAGTGTTTTCTCCGGTCTTACCCTCTAGTACGTCGTCAATGTCTCCGGTGGCTTTTCTCCAGGAGTCTGGTGGAAACGAGACTACGTTGCCCTCTTCGGACAGTGCGTCTGCAAAGCCCTGGTCCTCTGAGAGGTCGTACGACTTCCAAACCTTAGTAGCATTGGTGCCTGAGTTTACTGCCGACATCTTTAGCAGCGCCTGGGCGGTCGCGTACTTAGGGTCTTCGGAGTTGAACAGTTCTGGTTCTGCCTCTATCGCGACCACTGCCTCTTCTAGCTCGGCTGGGTTGCCGTAGGAGTCTACGATGTTTTCTGAGAACTTGCCGGCTTCCTCATCGTCCATGCCGAGAGTGTCCTGCGCGTACTGGTACAGCGCGGGTGTTACGTTCTTTTGTCCGTTGTCCGGGCCCTCCATCATCCACGCGCCCCACAGTGCGCGGAACGGGTCGTCGGCGGTGCCAAACTTGTCCTGGTCAAAGTGTTTTTCTACGAGGGACAAATAGTCCTTGTCGCCAGAGTCTACGTCCATGAAGTCGTTGTAGACTGACTCGGTTGCCTCATCTACTTCACCGGCAGCTATTTTTTCGTTGTACTGTTTCTTGTAGTCGTTCATGGCTTTGGCAAGCTCGAACGTCTTCGCCTGTCCCTCGTCTGTCTCGTCTATCTGCAGCTTATCGGTACCTTCGCTCGGAACTTCGATAGAGTCCATCTCGTCTAGGTCCGCCTGCGTAGGGAATACGTCGGCTAGGTCTGGTGTCGCCGCGCCGATGCCCTCCTCGCCCTTGCGAGAATCTAGCAGCGCTTGTACGTTTTTATTCTCGCCGAGCTTTGCGTCGTACAGCTGCGCTGTGTAGAGCTCTGCGTCCACGCCCTGCTCCTCGAGCGCCTTGTAGAGCGCCTCAGCCGGTACGTACTCCGAGCCCGCGTTGAACTCGAGCATGCCAAAGCCAGAGGCTGGCGCTGCGTCTTTTTCCATGGTCTTGACGCCGGAGTCGGCCGCCTGTTTCTTTTGACTCTTTGGTTTTGGTCCTGGCTTTTTCGGCGCGTCCTCGTCGACGATCTCGTCTGGGTCAAAGTCGTCTATCTCAGAGTCAAAGTCTTCGTCCACAACTGCGTCGTACGCACTCTGCTTGTTTATGAGCGCCTTGGCCAGGCTCTCGCGTAGCTCTGCCTCAGTGTAGCGGTTGCTCAGCTCTACTGGGTCGTCAGTGTAGTCAGAGCTTTCTTGCCCCTCTACTGGTCCCTCTGGAGAAAACGCGTCTAGGTCCATCTTGTAGGCGCTGCTAGGTGCGCTGTACGCAAATGGCTTAGCCTCGTCTAGTACCGCCTTCTTCTGCTGTGTCGCAGGCACTGAAGGCTCTTCGACTTCGTCTGGACTGTCTAGTCTCGCCTTGCTCTTGGTCTTACCGGCAACCATCTCGTCTAGTTCGGTGGGGTTCCACACGTTTCCTGCGTATAGTCTTTCTGAAAGCTTTACCACTGCTTTTTCTGCAGGACTCTGCATGTCTGCCCAAGCTGCGTCTGCTGCGCGCTCTCTGACTGAGTTTACGGCTGGATCCTTGTCGAGCGCGGCCGCTATGTCTGCTCGTGTGGCGTTCTCTGCCTTTACTGCGTCTATAGTTTCTTGCTCTGCGCCAGCTTCTTCTAGGGCCTTGGCTAGGGAAGTTCTGTTTTTAACTGCATTCTCTTTCAGTGCTTCGACAAACTCTGCTCTGTCTTTGAAAGTCTTGAACTCCATGCCACGTGACTCACCTAGTATCCACGGAGCGCGGAACGAGCCGTCATCGTTTTGTTCTAGTCGAGCGACTACATCGCCGTTGCCGTCAGTCAGCTGTAACGAGTTGTTCTTCACGTACTCCGTGTCATTGACGTCGTACTTTTCAGGTGTAGGGTCTGCGTTAAACAGTTCTCCCTGGTCAGGGTCAAGCGGGTTTAGCTCTTTGCCTAGGCCGCCTTCTTTGTACATTCCTGGAACGTTGTTGACTTCTTTTGGTGGACGAATGCTCTTCTCGTCCTGCGGTACAGCTGACCAGCCTGGCTCGAGCGGGTTGCCCTGGCTGTCTACGCGGTCAGCAGCCTGCTTTTTCAGCATGGCGGTGCGCTCTGCCACGTGTTCGGCATGGTTTGCCTTAACTTGCTCGTTGAACTTCTTTACTTTTTCTTGCCAGGCTTCCCACGTGTTGTTCTTTAGTTTAGCCTTTACCTGGCGCTCTTCTACGCTCTTGTCTAGCCTTGGCTCGTCGGTCTTGATAATTTTCTGCGTCTCTGCCCAGTCCTGCGAGACACCAATTGCAGTTAGCTTTGGCTTACCGCTGGAATCTTCGTCTCTTCTAGTTGCAATGTAAAAAGGCTTTTCTTTGTCCCATGCGCCGTTTTCGCCGGCCCCGACTAGTTCGCGCAGCTCGCGCTTGTCTGGCTCTAGGCTCTCCTGCAATTCGTTGTGTTTACGTATTCCTGCGATGGTGTCTCTTAGACTTTGATCTGGTTTTTCTACCTTGGTTACTACGTACTCGTCGTCTGTGCTTACGTATACGGTACGGCCTTGTAGAGTGTCTTTGTACTTTCTAAAACCTGCAGGCGCGTCTATACGTTTGACGTCTGACTCATTGAGCACGATGTCTTTAGAGCTGTAGCGTGCTTCACCTTTTTCTACGTCTGTGTCTGTCTTTAGTACCGCCTTCACGCCGCTGGTAGCGTTAGCTGGTACTCTGTAGACTGAGCCGTCGGATGTTTGTACGTCAAAGGTGTCCGTGTCTGGGTCCGCCGCTATGGTGCGTCCAGTCATCCAACTAACTAGTCCGTCTAGTCCCTTTTGTAGCCACCTGCGTCCGCCGCCCATCTCGGCAAACTGTCCTTCTGAGTCACGGCGTTGTAGCATCGCACGAGCTCTGCGAGCGGCTGAAGAGTTGCCGTCACCTATGGCTGCGACAAGCGCAGGTGCATCTGCGCCAAGTACGTCGTCTGGCACAAATCGACCAATCACTGACTGCAGCTGTGCGACGGCGTGAACCTGCGCAGGCGCTCCGACCGGAGCGCCAAAAGCAGACGCAACCACTGGACGAAGGTCGTCTTCTAGCCTTGGATCAGCAGACATCCATCGGCCGCGAGCCTGGCGCAGCGCCGAGGCGGTCATCGAGTGTCTACGACTGCAGAGCGGGTGAGACAGCGGCAGCAAGTCGGTGTTGTCGGCAAACGTCGCTGTCTTGTTGTTTGGATTCTGGCTTAGAGAAATAAACGTGCCTAGGTCGCGCAAGGCCTGGTACTCTCTGATAGAGAAAGAAAGCCCTCGAGTACGGTCTAGTGACCTGCGCACCACAGTCAGAGCTGCACGCTTTGTGACACGACGCTCTGGCAGTACTTTTGGATTCTCGTTGGCTAAGTACGCTATAACGCTGTTGTACAGCAGCTGCGCCTGCTTTTGTACGTTTAGGCGCTGCGGTCTCTTTGCTACGGCGGCTTTTTTATCTATTGCGTTTACAAGCTTGTTTAGTATGCTGCTGCTCATAGCGACGCCTCTTCTTTTGGTAGCAAGTCTAGATCTTTAGAGGTGCTGCTCAGTTCAGCCAACGCCAGCGCACGTTCAAACGGAGACTCTCCGTCTCGCACGGCTCGCAGCCAGGCTGCTCTGAAGGCTGGCTCGGCGTGGTAGCCTAGACCAGAGAACTCTGTCAGAGCAAAAACTGCCTGCTCCGAATTTTCATACTCGCTCGGTTCTAGCAGCACGACGGAAAGTTCGTCAGCCCAAATTACATCGGCTGAAGCCAGTATAGCGTTGTCTTTCTTAGTTGAGCGCGGGTGCGACGCAGGAAGCAGGTCGTTGTCTGTGGTGTAGTTTGCGTTTTTTGGTTTACCGCTCTTGAGCAGTTTTAGAAAAGCGTTAACTCTGGCTGCGGCCCACTGGTCGCGAGACATGCCTGGACGATGGCTGCCGGAGAAAGCTCCTGCGCCGCGCCTGTACACCGCCTTGAGCATGGCGCTAGACGCCTTGCGTCCCTCTGGTGCCTTCTCATTGTGCTTGCGTACTTTTTCGGCTAGCATGGCCTCGGTGCGCTTTGAAAACTTAATAGTCTTTGACTTTTTTGCGGTGGCAGACTTTGGTTTGTTTTTGTCAGAACCACGGACGCGCTCGTTTGGTTTTGCTTTTGGATGACGCTTACCGGCGGCTAGTTCTTCAATGTTTGCGGCCTCGTCTGGCACGCAGTTAGGAACCATTTTTCCGTTTTTCTTTTTCATTCCGACCTGCTTGTAGCCGTCCCAGCATGGTCGTGCCGCGCTCACGATGCTCTCGGTTGTGGCGACTATCTCTTCTTCGTACGACACGTTTACGCCTCTGGTTCAACTGGTAGTTCACCTGGATCGGGCGCCTGTGCTGGCTCCGTCTCTGCTGGTGGTGCTACGTCTTTTGTCGGCTCCTCTGTCGTTTCTGTCGTTGTAGGTTGTGCTCCTTTTGCAAGTTCCATTACTCGCTGTACGTCCGCAGGCAGACTTTCAGTGGCGTTGCCGCGAACCCTGGCCATGGTGTCAGGCGTAAACACCTGAAGCATTGCTTCGGTCAGCTCGGGGGTGACTTGACCCTTTTCAACTAGTACGCGGAGTGCAATCTCGGTCTCACTCGGCGCGTCGGCAGAAGAAAAACCGTGTGTTCTACGCCAAGCGTCTCCGGAGATAATGTGTCGGTCGTAGCCTAGATCGGCGTCTTGTGCTCGGTCGTTTCTTGTAGACACGGCGCTTGGGTCGTACCAAATAGTTAGTCTGTCTACTTCTGACGGAGTGTAGCCGTTGCTAATTAAGTACGGTCTGAAGTACACCACGGTGAGTGCGTCTACTATCAGTAGCATCAGTGGCTCGATGTGCGCCTTGTACATAGACTCGTCGATCTGTAGTGCGTTTGAGTACTTGATGTTCGCCATACCGGTGACTACGTCTTTAGGAATGTCGATACCCTGCAAGATACGCTCTAGTACTCTGTCGGCACGCTGTGCAAGCGCAGGATCAAAAGAGCGCTCGAACTTAAACTGCTTAATCTTGTCACCGAGTTCTGCAGGTCCGCGAATGATGAGTGGAACAACTGCACTGGCAGAATCTTCGTCGCGGATCGGCGTGGTCATCGCGTCGATGAGTTGATCTTCAAACTCGTCTTCTGCTTCTTGCGTGACTGCGCCCGGGTTCAACAAGTCATCGTCGATTACGTCGGGGTCACCGCTGGCTGCGACGGACAAACCGTCTGGTAGGTACAGCGCTCCTGCGTTTAGACGTGATCGGGCAGTGGCACGAAATGTTCTGTTGAGCAGCAGCAGCTCGGCGCAGAGGTCGAGCATGCCGCGCAGGCTTGAGTCTGCCTCGTCTGAGAAACGAGGATGCGCTCTCCAGATACGTCCGACAAACGCCTTGTTAGGTAGCTCGTAGCCACCCTGTCTAGATCCAGCTTGTCCGCCGCCCATTTGCTCGCGACGGCTGATGATTGAAAACGAGTTGTTCTTGTTGGTGACGGCGACTACTTCGTCAGTACTCTTGATGTCCCAAGACTCTGGAATGCCGGAACCGGGTCTGGCTGGTATTTGTACTAGGTAGCACTCACCGCATACGCTGAGGTTTAGCGCCGCGTCTCGTAGGAGACCGGCCTGACCGCCGTACGCAGAGTCGAGACGCAGAATTGCACGCTCTGCTGCCATGGCTAAATTTTTGTCTACGCTCTGCACGTCTCTTACTGACTTGGGCGCCTCGGAGGGATCGTCAATGACTGCGGGAAAAAGACGAATGCGTGAAATTACAGAGGCGACTAAATTGAAGGCGTACTTGATCTCGCCTATGGCGTCGTAGTACTCCCAGGCCTCTCTCTGCCAGGCAGAGCTCGCGGAGTTACGGCGAAGTCTAAATTGTTCATACTCATCTCGGTTGTTCATCTTTACCTGAGCCGCGGCCGCGGTCATTACGCGAGGCGTACTGAAAGGCACTGCAGTTGCGGGAGAAAGGAAGATAGATGACAGTCCTCTTGCGGTAGAGACGGCCGTGTCAGAGATAGTTTTGTTGGCTGCGGAAGATGCACGCAAAGAATTAGCTGGCGCAGTGGGCTCGTTAGAGCTTGGAGTACGTCTGAATACGCTCAAGGTTTTCTCCTACACAGTCGTTTGGACACGGAGTATGACGTCTGTCTTAGAGGACAATTTTCATACGCGGTGGTGTGGTAAATCATACACACATATTGAATAAGTGTTACTACAGTTTTTGAACTTGGTACAGTGTCTTCGCTAGATCGGCGATGTCCTCGAGTGAGAGGGTGAGTGCCGTGTCTGGTCCGGCCATTTCCTCTATTTGGTCCAGTAGGGGAGACAGTTCCTCCCGGCTTAGGCCGGTTCTTTGGCAGAGAAACCGCTGCATTTCTTCCAGCACCCTGGCTAGGTTTTCTCGTACGAAGGCCATGGAAAGCTCAATCTGCTCCAGTCTGAGCTTCATGTCCTCTATGCTTTCCGGCTGGTCGTGGTCCCAGGCATCGTTGGGGTGCACAGCTGGTCTCCGTTTTCTCCTAGGTTTTTGGCTACTAGGTGGTATTATTCTAGTATGACATGTATAGTCGCAGTTGTTGCAGCTGGCCGAGTCTTTATGGCGGCAGAGCGAGGCAACAGCGATGACAGTCTTATAGTATCGTCTTTAGACCCAAAGATAGTTACTCGTGGAGAGTTTCTTTTTGGCTACTCTGGCAACACTGGAGTGGGACAGGCCGTTCAGTACGGATTTACGATACCGCCGATAAAAAACAAGAAAAACATCAGCGGGCACATGATCAGCGTAGTTGTTCCAGCTATGCGCCAGTTCTTCAAGGACAACGACATTACTTGGAGCGGGGACCCGAAAGACGACGACGGGTGCTCTCTGCTCTTCGGTGTGGCCGGAAGAATATACGAGTGTGACACTGCGGACTTTCAGATGGTCGAGTACAAGGAGCTGGCTATCGGTTCCGGTGGCTCCTACGCCCTGGGCTCGCTCTACTCCACCAGGCACATAAAAGATCCGAAGATTCGTTTGAGGTACGCCGTCGAGGCTGCCATCGAGTTCAGTCCTTCTTGCCGAGGACCGATAGACTACTTCTACGAGAGCGTGCCGACTGCCCGTAAAAAGAGAAAAAAGAAAGCTGCGGTAAGTAAAAAAGCAAAAAGCTAAATCTCTAAGTCTTCCTGTTCCTTGAGCGCGTTCCAGATGGCTAGAGCAAACGTCACTCCACCGGCCATTAGAACCAGTAAAACTAGCAGTAGTCTTTTGCGTTTCATTTGTTCTCTAGCTCTTTTGTTTTGACTCTAGTTCAGATATACGTCTCTTGATGGGGCTGAGCATGTGCAGGACTAGTAAAAAATCTAGGGCTAGACCCAAGAAAAGGCCTGCAAAAAACCAAACTGCTTCGTTCAATTTTGTACCGGCTCTCTACCTATTAGACGTCACTATCTTGTATGGGTCCCAGCTCCTGAGACGGCTGCCGCAGCCGCAGTTGTCGTCCCGCATCCAGGCCAGCGACTTACCGCTGACAGTCTTGATGTGGTGCACACCCTTGTTCTTGTCCATCGGCGCAATCCTGTGCTTGTAGTCTTCTCTAAAAATTAGTTCTGGACCCTGTAGAGAGTCTACGGCAATAGCTACCGTCGTGTCCGTGACGAACACGCGGGCACGAGACACCCGGTACACACCCTGCGGCAGGGCGTTGTCGTTTAGCTCTAGAGTGCCTAGACGCTGTGTGTAGGTGTTGTCCGCCAAGACGCAGTTGGCTGGAAAGGTGTCGCTGACTATGCGCATTTAAGTTGTCCGTCTCTATTTCTGTGTGAACTCGTAGTGTGCCCACCCTAGCACACTTTTGGCCACTGCGAGTGGTAAAACTATGGTCTGCTCCACGGGGGCGCTGTCTAGTATGTTTCTGGCTTCCTCGTCTGAGTTGGCCAGCAGGCAGTCCGAGTACGCAGGGTCTGAGAGGAGGATACTGAGCGGACGTGCCAGGGGGACCTGTGAAGTGGCGTTAGTCACCGTGGACAGAGTTCGTGCACGTGGGTGTTTGGAGTTTGGCTTGTTTATCCAAACCGTGACCATGTAGTCCTTGCTCAAGTCGACGCCTGCGCTCTTCTTATCACGGCGCGGTAGGAGACGCCCATCGCCACGGCTACCTCACGCAGCGGGACGCCACGTTTGTGCAGGTCCTTTACTATCTCGGTCAGTTGCTCATTTGCCTCTGCGTAGGGGGAGTCCGAACGTGTCTTAGAACGATAACGCCTCGCGAGTGCTGAAAGCTGGGCTAGTGTCTCTACTAGCTCTGGTGGGACTCCTGGGGACATCGGACGACGTTTTATGGCTATCGAGGCAGTACGAACAGGAGACGGTGACGCTGGCATAGGTACTAGAGTCGCGTTGCTCGCTGTCGGGTCGGCTCTTTTTATCCAGGAACGAACTGTCGTACGTGCTCTTTTGGGGACAAAGGCAGCTGCAATGCTGGACAAAGACCAGCCTGCTCTGTACAGCGCGTCCACGCGCAAGTACAGCTCTTCGTCCTCTAGAGTGGCCAAGTAATCACACTCGGCGGTCGGTAGTACCGCTTTTCTCGCTGGAGGCCTGGTTCTGCTTGTCATGTTTAGTATCGTACACCTGTTTGAGACTTCTGTGCAGATCGAGGTGCGGCACTATTTGTACGATTAAGCTAAAAAAGTGAAGCTTAAGTAAAAATGACTTTGCCGCGACAGAAGGCCGTACTTACTGTGCGCGAAGCTTCGAAACGTCTCCGCCCCCTTAAGGGGCTAGGCTTGCTTGTCTAGCTTTGTTCCTGTATCGTGGAACTGCGAATGTGCAGCTGAGCTTAGTGCCTAGTGCCTAGGCATAGGGGCGGGGGCATGAGGCAGGCGGGTAACCTATGTGACTAGGACATGTGCTGAGCTGGGCTTTGTCGAGAATGTTATTGACGAGCGAGCTTGTTGCCTGTGCCTTGGAAGTTGTAGCTTGCTGACGAGCTGACGAGCTGACAAGCTGTCTGCCTCGGAGACGTGGCTAGGGATGGGCCTACGAGCTGTGAGCGCTGAGCTCGAGCTGGCCTGTGCTCTGACATGAAGAAAGCCTGGTCCCAGCTTTCCACGGGGGAAAGTCCAGGCCAGGCTGTCGACTGGTCCTACGATGTGTGTGCGCCTAGCCAGCTAGCTTGCGAGCTGTGTGCGCTGTCGTGCTGTGCAGCTGCGACGCGTACGCGTAGGCGACACGGTCTAGAGTACGATTCGTACTCCAGGCTGGTTTGCAAATAGTTTCTCGAGCGTGGTTCTGTCGAGGATGCCTGTGACGTCCAGACCCTGGGTAGCTTGAAACTTGGACACCGCATTAAAGGTTCCCTCGGCGTAGTGGCCGTCTTGGTCCGCAGTCACGTCCGCATACCCGGCGTGGTAGAGCTGGTACTGTACACGTCGGACTGAGGCTGAGTTCTTGTTTACGCCTGGGTACGTCAGCGCTGCCAACACTACGTCTACCGCATCTGCGTCTACGACACGCTCGACTGGGGCGACCGCAGCTGGTGGCTCGGCTACGACCTGGACTGGCTCTGGCTCTGGTTCTGGCGCAGGCGCGAGCTCAGGCTCTGCAGCTGGTGGCTCTTCCACGGCTGCGACCTCTGCGACCTGGACTGGCTCCGCAGCTGGTTCCGCAGCTGGTTCGACAGCTGGTTCCTCGGCGACGAGCTCAGGCGCTTCGAACACTGTCTCTTCGCCCTTGCCCGCTTGGCTACGCTTGGCTGGACGCTGGAACGCTGTTCCGTCTTGTACTAGGCCGTCACCGTCGGTGTCGACCGCATTGGGGTTGTACCATTCTTCAGTCATGTGTGTATCCTACACCTTCTTTGCTTGCTTGTCCACGGCACACTGGCCAGGACTGGACGGGAACTTGGCTGCCCACTCGGCCGCACGGTTGCCACCGTATGTGGACCAGGCGCTCCAGTTGGTGCCAGCCTTGCTCATGTAGTATGTGATAGCTGCGTTGGTCACAGGGTCCAGCAGCTCTCTCGGGTGGTCCAGGTTGAACTTCTTGACTCGGTCCGCACCCAGGTCGCCAATCATGTTTATCTGAAAGACTCCCATGGAGTTGTCGCCACTGAGCGCGTTCTTGTTCCAGGCCAGCGGTCTGCCGTTCGACTCGGCCTTGGCTATCGCCCAGGCGGTCTTCAGGCTCTTGCCCTCGAAGCCCACGGCCTCGAGCAGCTGCCGCAGCTGTACGTCGGTCAGCGGTTCGGTTCTGTCTTTGAACTGGGCCAGACGCTCTGCGTCCGCCTTCGGTGCCAGCTTGTGTAGTATGTCGCGGACGAAGTCAGCCGGCATCAGCAGGCGTGCACTCGACTCGTTCTCTGTCTTTACTTCGGCCTCTGACCGCAGCACCGTGATGCTCGGGTTCCAGATGGCCAGGCAAAGCATTACTTGTACCAACAGTATCACCGCTGGCTTTGGCTTCTTGTTCAGGATGTTTCGCAAGTTTCCTCCGATGTAGGGGTGGGCAGACGGACGCAGTCCTGTTATGGTTTGGATTCTGCGGCTCTTGGGACGTCGATGGCGACGTCTCCTCTGCTTAGGCCGACTTTGAGTTGGCTATGCTGACTGGTCTCCGACCAAGTTCAACAGGTTAGATGGATGGGACAGGTGGTTCATTTGTGGTTCTCCTAGTCTTTTCCTCTGCCTAGTTTAGCACGTCATGTGCCGTAGGAAGATAAGAAACACTCCCTAACGACGTGTTTTCTTCGTAGTCCGGTCGTGCGTCTGCATCTTCGACCTGGTGCATCGCGGACCAGACGTCGTGCAGTGCGTCTGAGTACTCGACCGGCAGGGTGCTGGCGCACCTGCCCTTGAAGTTGGAGTAGGTGATGTCGCGGACTGAGTGTGCAGCCCAGCGAGCGAAGATGTTCTGGTCTACGTACAGTCTGTACGGATAGTCTGCCTCCGGAGTGTTCAGGATAGCGACCTCCTGCTCCTGCATGGCGAAGATGGCCACCTGGAGCGGCTCTAGTGCTGCTCGGTCACGAGCGCGCACGACTAGCTGGCCTGGTATCTCGCGGTCTGAGACCGCAGACACGAAGCCGGTTTCTGTAAAAATCCACACTTTATACGTCCTTTCGTCTTGTTTCGTCGCGGTTAGGCGACTGAGGGGAAGTACTTGACACACTCGGGACCAAGCAGTCGCTCTCGACTCTTTTGGTCTGTGAGTTGTGCACCGCATCTGGCGCAGCACCGGTGGTGCTCGCCGAACAGCCTGGCGTACTTGTACGGGTCGTGGACGACTACGTTCACGAGTGCCTGCTGCTGCGCCGGCGTCATCTTGGACCTGTTGAAGTGTCCTGGTGCACCGTGTAGCTGCCGCATGTACGTGGTTCCCATGTAGACTCGCACCTCGAAGAAGACCAGGTCGTTAGACTCTGGACTGTTCAACACGTGTGCGACCGTCTCACTCGGCACCGCATACTTAGAAACTGGAATGCGAGAAAGTGCCTCTCTTGTGTCCAGCCAGGCGCCCTTTGAGACCGGTTTGTCCGCCGGCTTGGGTCCAGGGCCGAACAGGGTGAGCTGCTCTGCTACTGTCGTCATTCTGTCCTCCGTACTGGAGTAGATGGTCTACTCCCTGTACTATTATACCATACCTGCGCTGGAAAGTAAAGTCTAGCGCTTCGGCAGCTCCAGCTGCCTGGTTGGGTATCTCTTCTTCATTGCACGCTGGAGGCGCCTGAGCGTCCACGTGTTCAACGCGAGCATGACTCTGAAGTACACCCTAGACTCGCTCTCGGATTGACAGCACTGCGGCTGCGATGGCGCTGAGGCCCAGGGCCAACACCGCACGGTCGGTTCCCACAGCTGCTGCCACGAGCGCGGCTGCGCTGAGCACCACGGCCAGGACTGCGGACCAGACTACGTCCTTGAACTTGAGTCCGTTCACGCTAGCGGAGACTTTCTTGTGCGACCCTTGAGACGCTCGGATGGGTCGCGTAGCTCTACGCCGGAGAGCTGCACTGCCTTGCGAGCTGTGCGATAGGTGACGCTGAGTTCCTTCGCGATTGCCTCGACCGCGAGACCGGATGTGTAAAGCTGTCCTGCTTGTGTTGATAAGTCTACTGCTGTTGCCATGTGTCTTTTCCTGTTCTGTGTAGTCTGTCTTTGTGCCCGCTGCGGGGCAAGGTGGTGTATAGGATGCACCGTTTTCGTCAGAAAGTAAAACCTGACTCCCGGTGTTTCTTACTGATTTCGCGACTTCCTGGCCCAGCCTGCCATGTCGAGGTACAGGCTGAGACGCAGGAAAGCTGCTGCGGGGAGACGAAGCAACCAAGTCGACCCGCAACTTACCGGCTCACTGACCGGTAAATCTATGCGTTCAAGAAGAGTTTTCGTGCCCGTCTGCCCATGGGCCCACGGTCGCGCGTCTCTTTTGGCACTCTGTCCGCAATCAGGATGAGGGCCCGGTTGAAGGACTCTACGTCCTGCAGACTCTCCCACTCCTCGGCGCGCATGTCGAGCGTGAACTCTACCGGCGTCGGGTCTTGGTGTGGCTCTAGGTTCTCCCACTTTTTTGCGAGTACGTTGATGCGGTGATGGACTATGTCCCTATTAGTAAGCCCCTCGTGATTGAACAGCACGAGTTTGGCTATGTGAAAACCGTCTGGGTCCAGGCGCATTGCGCCTAGGTCTACCGCAGAAGGGTATCTGTTGAAGCCCAGCTCCTCTGCCTGCTTGCACAGACGCTGAAGGTCGGGCGTGTTCATTACTCTTATGTCTTCTTTTATGGCTTCTCCGTTCCGACAGATTCAGGGAACACTGATTCCAGTAGCTCGTCTGTTGTCATGATTTGGCATGGGGTCACGCCTTGTCTCCAGTCACAGATTACGTGTCTGTCTGCAATTACGTGGTTAATCCCGATGGCTACAAGCAGCATCGCCATGCCCAGCACTACCCAACCGCGTGTGGTCACGCGCCAGGTGGTCTCAGGCTTGGTCTCTGCCTCGCGTATCGGGGACTGATACACTTTTGTCATGGTTGCTCCGTCTTTTGTCATTTGGCCGGACTGTCCGGCACTAGGATTATTATACCGCATCTCCCTGCCCAAGTACAGCAGGCTGGTCTAGGCTTTGTCCAGCAGTTCTCGCAGGGTCTTTGGTTCCCAATTGCGGTCTCGCTCGACTCCTGGCACCTCGACCGCGCCGAAGCTGACGGTCAGGCTCTCCAGCTCCTTGAGGGAGAAGTAGCCCAGCTCTCGCTCCAGTCCATCGACCAGTCCGAAGAACAGGTCCTCTCCGTCGAACTCGGACGCGTACCAAGTCCAGCTTGAGTACGGCGTGAAAAACTTGACCAGCGCCTTGGCGTCTAGGCCCTTGTCCTCTTGTGAGTACAGCTTGGGCAGCTTGGTCCGCAGCTCCTTGGTGAGCAGCATCATGTGTCGTTCCTCCTTGTTAGGTACAGTCCACCAGGTCGGAGTTGTTTGCCGGGGCTCCTAGGATTTCGACCCCTCAGTTTGGCCACCGAACTCCTGGTGAACTGTATAGATGTATTATAGCGCAGGAAGGTGACAAAGTACACCCTAGCCGGCAGGTGTTTCTAAAAAGGTTGGTGTGCGCTAGTCCGATGCTTCGTATAGGCAGCCCGAAGCTGCCCCATCGCTCACTGCAGGGACGAGACTAGTTCGACAACACGTCACGCACACCTTGTCTCGTTTGCACAGGTTTCTAAGGCTTACCCGGGAATACTAGCCTTCGGCAGTCAAGCTGCTTGCCCCTGCGGGCTCCTGAGATGTCTGCCCGGATTTCTTTTTGGTTCCGTTCTCGTACTCGTCTTTGGTCGGGTGCTTCTTGTGCAGCTGCACGAAGCTCTCGTCCGCGCAGCCGAGCTTGCAGCTGCAGACGTAGAGACGGTGGTAGTAGCGGATGGAAGGCTTGCACTTGTCGTGCTCACCCATCATGCACCAGCCACAGAGAGTACCGGCACTCCGCACGATGTAGTCGATTGGAGTGTTGTACGGGTCTTCTATCTTTGCCATGCTACTGAGCTTTGGCTGCTTCTGCCGCTCTGTACGCTTCGGCCATCTCTTCTATGTCTTTTTTAATCATCGCGTATGCGTTTCCGCACCGGTAGCAGTACGTCTCGGTGGGGATACCTCCGAGCGTGAAGGCGGCTACTCCTGAGTAGACGAGGTCAGTGCTCTCGCAGTTGAAAGTCTTGCACTGCTTCACGAAGAGACCTTGCTCTTGTGTAGCAACTCGGCGTGTGCACGCTCCAGTTGGATGTGCTCGTTCATCAGACGTCCGTAGGCACGGATGCTGATTATCATGACAGTGCAGGCTCCAAGGAGCGCAATGATGATTGCTAGAATGTCAGTTGTCAACAGCGTCATCTTTTATTACCATCTCTCTTTTGACTTGCGAGACAAGTACACAAGACCACCGATTGGACTTGCAAGAACGTACGCTACCACAAGACCGGTGAACCCGTCTAGCACGAAGCCAACGACTAGAACTACGACCGCAAATAATTTTGCGAATCGTACCCAGGTCAGCATCGACCAGAACATTCCGACCAGTACTGTTGCCTCGTAGGCTTGCTCAGCAGGCGTTTGGAGTGGCTTGTTCTTCGTCCGCACCAGTTTCTTACCGGTAGTAAGAACCGCTGAGTCTGGCAGTAGTCCGTACTTCATCTTGTCCTCATCTCTCGAACCGCTTTGGTTCGATAGATGTATTATACCGTAATGGACCGACAAAGTACACCCTAAAAGGAAGAAACCCCCGGGAGATGAAACCGGGGGTTCCTCGGGGAGAACTGCTTACTTGGCCTGGAGGACCGTGTAGGCTGTCTCGGTTAGGCAGGCAGTGTATGCCTCTGGGAAAGATACTTGCAGGGTCTCGCGGTCAATGCCGCTGCGATTGCGCTTGAGAATGCGTACTCGTTCTACGCCGTTGATGGTTCCAGTCTCCGCGTCTCCTAGGAGCTCTCTGATTTGACCCTCGACCTCTAGCTTTTGAGCTTCTAGAGCCTTCAGGGCGGCTTTGGTGCTGTTGAAGCTAACGATTAGCTTCTCTACTTCTTTACCGAGCTCGACCGAGTCGGTAGTTGTGGAGACCACTACTTTGGTCTCTATCTTGGTGCTGGCCATTCGACCACTTCCCTTCGTCTTTCGTCTTTATCCAACCGGTTGGTTGAATAGATGTATTATACTATAGTGGAGCGACAAAGTAAAGTATTTGAGCCGTCTTCGGGAATTGAACCCGAGGCCTACGCTTTACGAGAGCGTCGCTCTGCCGACTGAGCTAAGACGGCGAGCTATTCCTCGGGGAACAGGATTAGACGCAGCTGCTCTTCGTACCTTGACGCAGTCCAGTCTCCTGACAGGTCTTCGTTGTTGGACAGGTCCTCCAACGAGAACACCGCGCAGTATCCCGGTTCGTCGAAGAGCACCGCGAGCTTGGTGTCGCTCTCGGCGGGGTCGTCGAAGATTGCCACGGTGTACGGCTTTCCGCCTTTACCGTTCTTATGTACAGCAGAGGCCACGACTTCTATCTTGGTTGTCATGGCCGCTACTCTACCGCAATTAGCCTACTTGAGTCAGGTCTCCGCAGCCGGTACACCAGTACCAGTCTCCGAGCACGGAAGTCTCGTCGAACTCGTGCTGCCACTCGAACTTGTCGTGCTCACAGGTTTCTGGGTTCTTAGACCCATCTCCCCGCACGACTTCAGAGTCGTCTACGCGGATGAGTACGTCCTGAGTCCCGTCGCTGTCCAGTCTAAACCTGATTACTTTGTCGTTTACCATAGGTCTTCCATCTCCATTCGGTAGATGTGTCCTGGGCCATTGCCCTCTGGGTCTTGACTCGGTACCATCACCGTGCCATCATCTAGGGTGAACACCACCGGCACACTTCCGCCGCCTTGGTACCAACCCATGTTCTCTACTTCTTCTTCGGTCATCTCCCGCACAGACTTTATGGTCCGACCAACCAGTGGTCCCCACTCGTCTTGCACGTAGTCTTTACGTACTGCCATACGAGTCCTTCCGTCGTTTCGCGAATAGGTTTCGCGTTAGACCTATTATACCACAAGGGAGGCTAAAGTGTAAGCCCCCAGGAAAGTCCATGCTACTCGCCGGTAACGTTACCGATGGGTAGCAAGCTTTTCTAAGTCGGGGATTTGCCTAGGGGTACCGCAAAAACTTTTCTGAGAATCTGCTCCCTTAGGGTGTACAAATGTCAGTGCTAAATGGTATAATACAGTTATTGAATCAAACAGACGGGTTTGGTTCTCTTAACGAGATGGAGATGGATTAGGTGAATACTAATCTGAAAGAACTTCAGTCCTTCTCACTTGAGACCGCATTCAAGGCGGGCGAAGAGTGGACAAGCACTGAAACTGATGTTCTTGCCAAAGCAAGAGCAGCAGGTACAAACTACTTTGCAATAGCAAAGATGTTAAACCGCACTGTTTACTCAGTGACTACTCAAGCAAGAGTGGTTGGAATTGCAAAGCCACACCGCAATGTCCGCAAGAGCAAGAAGGTCTCAGTGCCTGCTTGTGTAAACTGCAACCTAGTGCATTCTTACAAGGAGTGCGACTAAACTAAATGCCAGAAGGGCATTGACTAAATGTCAGTGCCCTAAGGTATAATAAGACTACAACTTAATACGGAAACCAACGACAAAGAGATGGAGATACTAATGAGCGCTAAATGGTGCTTAATGAATACCAGCGATGGAAGTCGCGGGGAAAACGGTAAGAAGAAAGTCTACGAGGTAATTCTCGAAGGCAACAAAGTCCGCATGATTTGGGGCATGGCAGAAAAAGATTCTCGCCAGTCAAAGACCATGGTCTTCGGTACTGAACTCGCTGCTAAGTGGTTTGCTCAAGGCAAAGTCCGCGAGAAGATTCAAGACCGCGGGTACGAGTTGGTCTACTCGGTCTAAACGACTAAGACTAAACCCCCGCTGATGAGGCGGGGGTTTTTTCATGCGTCGAACTTTCTACAGCCTAGACAGAAGTAAGGAGTCCTAAGGTCTGAGAGCGGTACAGACACAACCGCAACGCAGTGTGAACACCGCACCTGTCTCTTCAGTACTTTTTTGGTCTCTTGATTTTTTCTCGAGCCAAATTTAATTCTTAACTTCCGCACGGTAGTACTGAATTCCCTCTGCCTTCTGCATCTCGTCTTGGACCCAGGGTAGACGGTGTCTAGGTGCGTCTAGCATCGAACTCGCGAACTCAACAGCCGCACGCTTTGCAGCGCCGAGAGTCGAGCAAGCGGCACGACGGTATGTGTCCGTGTCCGTGTCTTTTACCTCTACCAACCACGCCGACTGCGGCGCTTTGTTCTTTAGCATCGTTGCAACTATCATCTACTGCGTCCTTTCGCTCTGTTCTTTCTTAAAACTGTTTGGAGCGCTCTGCTCTTTCCAGTTGTCTTCTTAAAGCCGTAGCGTATCATACGGTTTGCTACGGCCGCGTGCGTGACTCCCAGCAACTTTGCCAATGTGGCAATCTGTACCTTCTCTACCTTCACCGCGTAGTCCAGCAGGCGCACGTACTCCTCTGCCTCCGCACGGTACCTCGGGCCGTGCCCACGTATCATCTCGGCGTAGGGCTGTAGCTCCAGCAGTCGCTTTCTGACGCGGTCGCTGGGTTGAGGCGTGTCTCTGACGTACTTCTTTCTGCCGTGGAACTCCGCATAGACCGGTGCAGGTGGCAGCGGGAAGTGAGTCAGTACGTAGTCGAGCCAGTTGTCTTCCGGCCTAGTTTGGCCAAGTTGCCGCACTCTCTCACGAGTCACACCCATCGCACGAGAGATTGCGCTCGCAGTCCAGCCCAAGTCCTTGAGCTTCCAGATGTAGGCACTCCGCATACGACCGGTAGACTTGTCGGTCTTCAGGCCAAAGTCTTTCTCGAACGCCTCGTAGACCTCCGGTGGCAAGACTTGCCCGCTCTTCGCGAGTTGTCCCCACTTGCCGTGCGGGACTTCATGTACTACCTGTTGCATGTAAACCTTTCGTTGTGTCGGTCAGTAAATGTGTGGACAGTTTTAAGCCATGCCCAGGGCTCCCCCGCGCTACTAGCCCGAGATGGGTTGGGCGAGCGCAAGAAGTTTAGATTTATCGTCGAGCAAGCCACTTTCGTGCCGCAACGATTACCACTGGAATTAACAGCGTCCAGGTCGGTATAAGTGCGTCTAGGCCGATTGACTCGACGTAGATGCCAATGAAGTCCAGGTACAGGTACAGTTCCATTAAGCGCGTCTTGTGTTGGCCATGTGGTACAACTCTTCTTCAGAGAGTACGCCGCCAGTCTCAGTCGCTCGTCCCGTGAACTCTTCACCGGTGATTTTTTCGTACAGCGGCTTTGCCATCGCGAAGCCAGTCTCGCCGCCGTCAGAGCTCAGCAAGATTGCATCCGCGAAGTGCCGCTTTGCCAGCAGGAGTGTCGCAGTGACGACTACGTCGTAGTCGTAGCGGTTTGTCTTGCAGAAGTCGAAGCCAGAGTCGTTGAGCTGGATTACTAGCGACTCGCACGGACCGTTTACTACGACCTCGTACTGATTCGCGACTATCCCGCACTTGACGCTGGTTGCCGACTTTATCTTCTTGACATCTTCCGCAAACGCTTTGAACTTTTCAGGTTCTAGCGGTTGCTTGATGTTCCAATAGTGGGTGTATCCCATCTTTGTCCTTTCGTCTTTAGTTGTGGGCGTCCTGGAGGACTTACCGCGGACGACCGCTCGAGTGAGCAGTGTTCCCCGCGCCCTCAGGTCGCTTAGAACTATTATACCGCAAGGGGATGACGTTTGTCAACCCCTCACGGTTTAATGTTATAGATACTGGATGTGTTCTCCAGTAGTTGGGTCGAACGTCAGTTCGACCACGAAGTCGAGGACCTCGACTGGAACTTCGTCCCGGTCTATCTCCTCTTCGTCTCCCTCTAACCAGAAGTTGACGTTCGTGTCTTCGACACCCTCGTCGTCAGACAGTAGTTGAATTACGTAGTTTTTACCCTCGAACTCAACCGTGAAGTTTTGGTACCAACGACAAGGTGTCGGTGCTTCCATCTTCTTTAGGTTTACCATGGTTCTCCCATCCCCAGTCTACTTCTTGTTCGACTGAATAAATGTATTATACCGTGCAGGACTGACGTTTGTACACCCTTAATTGACGCGTTGTCTTGCGTCTTCGAGCATCATCACCATCAGTTTCTTGAGTGGTTTTGGAACAGACTCGTACGGGATTTCGAGTACGGAGTCGTCGTCTCCGAATGTCATCATGTAGCAGATTTGGTCGACTATGTCCTCGCTGGAGTATTCCAGCTTTATCGGCACTAGGTCTTTACCCGCGAGCAGCAGGTACTTCGCCGCTTGAGAGATTTGCGTTTCCATCTCTTCCATAGTCTACTCCTCCTCGTTCAGTACGTACAGAAGGGTTCCCATGTCGTACCCGAGACCAGTCCGCACTATGATTTCTTCGCCGTCTAGCACCACGGTTGCACCGGGCATGTTCTCACTCACGAAGTTCTTCAGGTCTTGCAGTGTGTCCATCTCTTGCCGTCCTTTTCGTCGCTGGGTTTAAGGTTCAACACGGAGCGGCGTATTGTTTCGGACCCTGCGCAGTAGCAGTCTTTCGTTTGACCAGCGCCTGTCCTCCGTGTTGAATAATTGTATTATACCGTATTGCATTGACAAAGTAAACTACGCGTGTCAGACCGAGTCGTCGCCCTCTAGTATGTTGATGAAGTCGGTGTGCATCTCCTCTATCGGAGTGCCGAACTCCCAGATTGTCTTCTCGAACTTGTCCGGTGCCTCGTAGATGACGCCGTCGCGGATGTCCAACTCACGGTCTGCTGCCACGTCTGTTGGAATGTCGGATGCCCGCATTACGTAGATGACACTGTCGGGATTGAACTCCCACCAGTCGCCGTTCTCGTTTGCCAGGTACAAAGATTTGGTCGCCATCAGACTTCCACCTTTTTCTCGTTGTCGACGCCCTCTGACACGTAGGTGAAGAGTTCGTCCGGACTTGGGAAGTATTCGTCCGACTGTGCGCGTTCGCAGGCGTATTTCCACGCCGCATCTGAGATGTCGTCGTTCCAGTACTCGAAGTGTTCTTTCAAGTAGTACTGAAAGCAGACGTGCTGAGTCTTGTCCTCAATCTCGTTGAGACTGTCAATCAGGTCTTGGACCGTACTTGCCATCGTCTTTTCGTCCTTTTCCGGTCAGACTGTCTGACCATTAAATGTATTATACCATAATAGAGCGACAAAGTAAACTACGCCAGACCGGTGTCTCCAGATTCGGTCGATACTGCGACTGAGTCGACTGTGGCCGTGCCGACCGGACAGCTCACCGAGACTCCGGCCATAGTGGCCTGCTCGACCGCTTCGGCCATGGTTTCGGCCTCTATGGACAGGTCTGCCCAGATGTTTACCCGTACTGTGAATGGTTGACTCATAAAGCTACACTCCCTTGGTTTGGACTATCTCTTGCCCGTATCCTACGCCTAGTTTACCGTTGCCCAGCGACGCGAAGTGTACTTCGCAGAAGTAGCCCCATGGGCCCGTGAAGCTTGCCGCGTCGTACTTGGCGTTGCTCAAGCAGAAGTCGCACCGTGGAACCGGGTCTATGACTACTTGCCGTCTCTCACCGACCCAGACTGGACCTGGCCGCTTCTTCGGCCTACTCTTGCCGCTCATCAGACCTTCTCCAGGATGCCGACTGGTGCCACTACCGGTGCCGAGTACACGGCGCCAGACGAGTCTCTCCGTGCAAACCGGCCGACTGGGTCATCGAGAGTCACCACTACTTTGGTTCTCCGCTTCGACTTGACCGTGCCGGTCTGGCCAATCATGTACTTCGTGCCGCAGTCCGAGTTGAACTTCACCCGGTCGCCGACCGACAGGTCGGTGATGGCCAGCTTCTTGGATGGGGCACTGGCGAACGTCCGCGAGGGCGTGAGGCCGCTCGACGCCGTCTTCGGCAGCTTTCCAAGGTCTTGGAGCCGCATGTTGATTGCGGTCGAGAGCTGGTCTATGTCCGCGTCAAAGGTGCCGGCATGTACCAGGTCGGTTATCTGTAGTACGTCTATCGTCGTTTGATTCATGAGTCTATTATACCATGTTTAGCCGACAAAGTACACTCCTTCGTGCCGGTCTTCCGCAGGTCTGCCCAGATGTGCCGACTCCAGTGGCTGTACGACCACAGCCCCATGAGGAGGCTGCTTCGTTCCAGTCCGCTTGGTCGGTAGTCCGACGTGAATGTAGACGACACGTACTCGTGCCGTCTTGGAGTCTTGCCCGCGCGACGCTCGAGAGAAGTGTACGAGTGCCGCGCGGATTTTGTTCTGTCGGTCTTAAGCCGCAGAATTCTTGATGCCAATCTTTGACAGTAATTTACTCGCCGCCATGCCAATCTCTTTGGAGACGTGTTCTACTTCAGACGATGTCTTGGTGTCGATGACTACGCCGTCTGCGTGCTCGGCGTACCTACGTGCTGAACCGTAATTGTCGAACGGTACCCACAGCACGGCGACGCCGGCATCTTTGCAAGCCTTCATCCACTTGACGGTATGAGCGCGCTCGTCTGGAGTGTACTCACCATCACTTACGACAACGAGCATGCGAGCACCTGAACCGTGCAGCAGATTGAGTGCGCCGTCGAGTGCCTTGAATGCTTTTTCAAACTTTTCAGTGCCATCGTGCGCAGTGTAGACGTTTACTTCGTACTCTCTTGCAAGTGGCTTGCTTGAGTAGAATACGTCGTTGCCATAGTACACCTGAGCATAGCGACCCTGCACGCGATGTGCAGCCTCACTCATTACCCACGCAGTAGTTGCCATTGGTTGCATCGCTGAGTCCATAGAGCCAGAGATGTCTACCATTACACCTACTGATAGTGTGGGGTCGTCGGTGTGCTTGCGTGTGGTCTTGCGCCAAGGAGTCACTGGCGTACGTACACCTGCAGACTTTTGGGCAGCACCCTGTACTACTGTGCGAGTGTGTAGACGTCCTGGAGGCAACTGCGAAGCGGAGACAGTGATGTCACGCTCGCGGTACTTTGCCTTCTCCAGTGCATTACCAATCAAGACTGCTGCTGCACGCTCTTGTGGAGTTGGTGGACGGTGAGCAATCAATCTTGAACTTGTGTCTGAGGCACCAGGACCACTTGATTTGCCAAAGACTTTGCTGAATGTCTCTTTGTGGTCATGTTGCTCTGCAGAGGCTTTGTAGCGTGCTGCAACTGATTGACGACGCTCTTCTTCAGTCTGTTCGTCGTTGATAGAGGCAGTGACACCCACTGCTACGCAGTCGGCTGCTTCTGCCAATGCTTCAGTCAGTGCTGCGATTAAACTTTTGCTAGGTGTGTCGTTCAAAGTCTCGCCATGCTCTTGTGCTGCATCTTTTAGAATGTCTAGCCACTCGTCGACAAGAGGGTACAACGCAGTGATGTTTTTGTCGTCTGTGTGTGTGCGAGTCTTGTTTAAGATTTCGCGAAGGCGAGAAACTCGGTCGTCGCCGAGCCAGTCACTGCATACGTCGAAGACAGCCTGTACGTCACGCTGGTCGAGAATACCTGCGTCGACTCTAGAGTGTACGAGAGCGACAAGCATACCTGCACTTCTAGTTGTAGAGTTCTTTGTAAACTGTTCGGCTGCGTCGTCAATCGCAATTTCGAGCGCACTTGCACGGAGGAAGTTAACGTACTCGGGCGCGATTGTAAGGGCGCGAGACTCGACTCTGGACTCTTCGAACAGGACGAGTGTCTGGTGCTGGGATTCATTAAGGTCCTCTGCTGCTTTCGCTAGGTCCCACAAGGAGTATCGTGCGTGCATTGCCTCGTGAAAGATACAACCTGTGGCTTTTGGCCATTCGTACTGAGTGCTCTTGTCGAGCATTGAGCCAATGTCTTCTGGCTTGACATAAGGGGTAAATGCCATTGGAATGCTTACTTCAACCTCTGCAGTAGCAGGAGTGAAGAATGCGGCAGTCTGTCCACCGGCACCGGGACCAACGAAGGCAACGATGTCCGAGCGGTTGGACCAGGTGTTTACCAGTTCAGAAATCTCTCGACTGAGAGGTAGCCACTCGGAAGGAGTGCTACTTTTCCGACCAAGCACACCGGGTGTGTAGTCTACGTGGTTCATGTCTTACGTCCTCTTCTCTTAGGGTTTAGACTCTTGAATGTATTATATCGTGTTGGGGTCCATAAGTAAAGTTAGGGGTGGAGAGGGAGGTGACCCAGTACCTCCCCCTCCTCCAGCAACGAAGAGTTAAATCTTCGCTGGTCGGCACTCCTCACCGTAGACTCGACCTAACACGTCCGCAACGACGGCGCGGTCGTGCTCGGGAGCACTTGCGATGAGGTTCGCTAATGCGAACTTTGTGCCGAACTTTAATGAGATGTCACGGAAGGCGAGGAGTTCTCGCATCTGAGGTGCCCATGACACTTCACTTGATTGTTGTTTGCGTGCAAGATTTTGCGCCGCATTAACTAGTTGTACAGGTGTGCCCAGTTTACGTGCAAGCGTCCAGTCTGTGGTCATCTCTGACTGCAGACGAAAGCGAGACACGAGTGCTTCAGAGAGACGAACTCCCGGAGCGTTTGGGTTTGTCGCAGCGACGACGAAGAAGTTTTCCTTCACCTTTATTGCGCCGCGGTCTGGGTTTGCGGTTATCAGCAACTCTGTACGACCGTCCATGATTCCGTAAACACCGGCCATGACCTTAGGGTCAATCAGACCTACTTCGTCAATGAAGAAGACTGAGTCGTTTTCGAGTGCACGAACGAGTGGTCCATCGACCCATCTGAATGAGTCTTTGTCTTGTACGTAGCCACCAATGAAGTCAGAAAGTTCTGTGTCACCGGTACCAAGTACGGTTTCAATACCACCTGGTTCGTTGGAGAATGCTGCTTCTAGCAGAGCGGTTTTGCCGCAGCCTGGAGCGCCATAGAGCAGAGTGTGAAGTTTACTTGCACGAGCTTCACGAAGTACCATTACGTCGTCGTGCTCACCCCACTTGCGTGTGTAGTAGTCCTCACCATTAGGGCGAGTGTACTTTGTTGCTCCAGCGAGAGAGTCTACTTCATTTTCCATTACACTCTCTTTCTTTGAAGCAATAACAGTGTTGGCGCGTATAACTACTCTACCAGAGTCTGAGACTAGAGAGTTGAGTATATCTTTGCCAGCAGGATACGCTTGTTGCACTGCTGCCAACCCAAGCAGGGATGCCACGGTGTGTGGAAATCCTGTTGGCTCGACATAGGTGCCAAGTTTGTCGTCGTACCTGGAAGTCCAGGGATTAGATGTTGTAGTCACGTTGGCTCCTTATGCTGCAGGTACCGCGTCAGCAGGGAATCCGGCTTTTAGGCGGCACTGCTGCATACGGTACATAAGTTTGTAGGGAGTCTTACCTTTTGCGATGTCATCTAGGTCTACTTGAGAGACCTCCATCACGAGTGGCTTTTGACGCAGTGTCCAGTGCTGAATGACGATTGCGTCGAATAGCGGATTTGCGTAGTCAAGACGCATGAATGCTTTTTGACCCCAGGTGGTTTCGTCAAGTTGTGCAACCTCACCACTGAGTACGTCTGCTACTATCTTTTCGTTTGTAGCAGTGACCTTCCACTGCTTTTTGCCTTCGCCAGGTTTCATACGTCGGCGGTATAGGTGCGTCTGAACGAGCACACCTTCGCTGTTGTAGCCATCAGGTGTTATCAGCACCTGTTGGACTGCAAAGCCAGTGTCGTACGGCTTCTCGTACTCTAGGTAGAGAGCCAGACCCTGGACATGAGCTTTTTTGTCCATTTTGTCCTTTCGTCGTTTTCCACGGCTGGGTTAGCCGCAGTAGTCTTATTATATCGTATTAGGCTGACGTTGTAAAGCCAACGTCTTCTGCTGCCCCCTTGAGCACTACCTTGTCCACGATTTCCTCGTGAATCAGTCTGGCGTCGGCGTCGTGTAGGCCTTTGAACTCTACGTCATACGCGACCTTGCGCTCAATCTCCGTGGCAATGCGCTTGCGCCAGTACCACTCTGTGTCTTTGTACTTGCTGCTCATAGATACTCCAATTTTTGTCGTCGTTGGATTTTAGAGTGAAGTCCGGGGGCAATGAGCCCCCGGAACTCCACTGCTTGCAACCTTAGGCCTTGAGGGTCTTAAGGTATGAGTAAGGATTTGGCTTTGTGATTTTTGCGACAATCTCTGGCGCAACTAACTCACTAAGCATCTTCCGGTCAATGTTGCTTGAATCGACGTGCTGGACAACTACTCGAGTGACGCCATTGACGCTTGCTGCGTCTGCATCACCAATTCGCTCTTTGAGCGCTTTTGTCACTTCGTCTTTTTCGGCTTCGTAAACTGAAATCTGCTTGCGAGCGTTTTCTAGTCGCTCGACCAGCGCAGCACCTTCACCGTCAAGTTCAACACTTGAGACTGTACGAGACACGGTCGTGCTCGTGGTCACAATGGTTGGCTTATCCACTTTTTCTCCTCTCCGTGTTCCGGGGTCAAACTCTCTTTTGTTTTGACCTTATGAATGTATTATACCGTAGGGCAGCGACAAACCTTAAATAAGCTCTTCTATGTCTGGTCCTTTGTATTCTGGGTGCATACTCCAGAACATATCCATATCCCAGTGTGTGTCTGTCCCGCAGGTGGGGCAGTCGTCCGGCCATACGTCGTTCGGGTCTGAGGTGTCTAGTTCCACGGTCTGTGGACCACACGAACCAAACTTGGACCCAATCTCGTTGAGGATGTTTGGGCGAAACATAATTGCAAATCTTTCAAGGGGGGTTAGGCCCGACCACGGAGTGGCCGGACCCTTACACCAGATAGTCGCCTGGGTCATCGTTAATCCGCAATCTCTGCGTCGGGGAACCACTTCGTCATAGTTTGAAGTAAATGGTTGTAGTCGCCCGCAGTCATCTCTGCAGTGAACGCTGAGACTTCGTCTCCACGTCCCGTACGCTCCAACTCACGGCGGCCAGCGCCGATGATTGCGAAAGCGTTTCCATCAGTTATCAGAATTGGCATTGCTTGTCCTTTCGTCGTTGTGTGTAGTCGGAACGAGATTCTCAGTTTCCCACCGCGGTGGCCTTCATCTCTATTCGGCGCCCTACGGGTTTCCGCCGACTACTGAACTATTATACCATAGGGGAGTGACGTTTCTACAACTCTTCAAGCACTGAGACGCTGAAGTCAAGTTGAATTCCGCGGTTGCGCTCTTCTGCGTCCGGCAGGTCTGAGATGTTCATCTCTTCGTCTTGGCACTTCTCAAGAAGTTCTTCAGCGTGAGCGAAGTTCTCAGCGGTGAACCACACCTGGTTCATTGAGACTTCGTCAAACCTAAATGAGTATCTTGGCACAATCACTCCTTTCTAGTTGAGTAATTGTATTATACCATAGGGGAGCGACAAAGCAAAAGCACTAGTCCTGGTCGTACTCCCGGTCGAAGGTCGCCCGTGAGTTGCAGACCGGACAGGACCAAGACCAGGTCTCGTATACCGAGTGGCGGTCGTAGTAGGTTTCCAAGTCGACCTGGCGTTCTTCCGTCTTGTCGAACTCGGCGCACTCGTCGTTCTGGCACGAGGCCTCGCGATGGTCGACCGTGAGCTCGGAGTCCACGCCGGCGATCTGTGTTTCGAACCCGGTCACGCCGGGTGGATAGTTGCTCGCCACTTTACGGAACTCTGGTTCCGGGGGCGTCGCAGAGAGTACGACGTACGTACTTCCAGCAGAGACGCTTCGATCCGTCCGCGCCGGTCACCACGCCGAGGAACTGCGCGTTGGCAGGCAGGTTCATCCAGGCCGGTGGCTCGATCCAGGCCGGTGAGGCCGCCGTGATCGGAGTCTTCTTCGGCGGAGGAGTGCAAGTCTTGCAGGTGGCCGCGGAAACCGGGCCTACCGAGATGCCTAGTGTGGCTAGGACCGCGAGGCCCGATCCTAGAAGATGGACCCTCCTCACAGCATGCCCGCGTTGATCAGGACTTCCGTGGACACGCCGAACACGCCGATCCACTCCTGAGCTCTGTCTTTCGCCGCCTGTAGGTTGCCTACCGCGGTGTCTTCGAATGTGTACAGGTGTTTTACCGGGATGCCGGCCTCGAGCTTCCATACCTCGAACAGCGCCGATCCGTCCCAGCATACGAAGACGTGGCTATTCCGTGCCACTACCTCTCCGTGGTTAGTCTTTTGTGCCATTTGATTCCTTTCGTCGTTTCGTCATTGGCTCTATTATACCGTGTCGGGGTGACAGGATTCGAACCTGCGACCTGGTGATCCCGAACCACCCGCGCTACCAAGCTGCGCCACACCCCGCCGGTGCCTAGCCGAGGAGAGACCTCAGCTTGTCCTTGAGCGACGCCAGCTCGGAACGTAGTTCCACGGTGGCCTCCTCGATGAGCTGTGTGACCAGCTGTCCGATCTGCTCGACCCTGGGGTCCAGGCCCGATGCGCTTACAACCGGCTGAACTCTGTCCGTCTCGCCGTCGGCTGCCGCCGTGACCATGTTGTTAAATAGCTTGCCGACCGTGCGCGGTGGAACGTGGTCGCCGTGTGCGTACAGCTGGGCGAACCGACCAGCCGGACCGCCGTTGCGTAGGATGCGTTCTTCCTCGGTCTCGGTCCTGATAGAAACCGAGCCGGCCTCGATAAGGGCGCTGAGGTTGAGTCGCACCGACCAGTCGCTGGCCTGTACGTTTTCTGTCCGCAGCGAGAAGAGAACCTCTTCCGCGGTGAGCGGGTGCTCGGATTCGAGCATCACTACCTCGATGTAGTCCGCGATCGTGCTCGCGGTGCCGCGCTTCGCCCGGGCCTTTGCCTGAGCTGCCTTTGCGATTTCGAGCATCTTGGCCGCCGCGTCGGGGCGCATGAGGTCTCCGATGGAGTTGCCTGAGCCGCCGCTGGAGAAGGAAGACGGTACTTCGACTGTGTTGCGGTTGGTAAAATGCGGCACTGGTACCGGCTTGGCCGTGTTCCACTTCTGTGCGATGAACCAGACCGGTGCCGCCTTGCGCTGCTCGAGCGCGGGATTGTAGACGCACGCCGCGTTTCCGGTGGCGCGCAAGTATCTGTAAATAGGTTGTATAAAGGCGTCCAGCTCGGCTCGGCGAATCTCGCCGGCGTACTGTGGCCAAATCTTGGTGCAGACTCCGCGCATTACGAGCTCACCCTCGAACCCGGACACGCCGTCGTTTGTTGTCAGCTCCCACTTGTTTACCTGTGCAAAGCGGAGCACCCATTCGTATAGCTCCTTCGCCTGGGCTGCTACCTGGGCGTCGGTCCGTGCTTCATTACTTGTTTGTGTAGTCATTTGTCCTTTTTTCTTTTTTAGTAGTTTGTCTTTAGTATCCGGCTCCAAGTGGGGACCGAAGAGTGTATTATACCGTGTATAACTCCACAACGGTGCGTTTTATTCCCGGTCTATAGGGGTAGCTCCATCTGGACAGGCTGTGCCGTTCGTGGCTTGGAGTCGAAGTACCAGTTTGTCATGGGGCGGACGTGCTGTGGGTTTTGGATCCACCAGCAGAACACGAAGGTCCAGGCCAGGCCGAAGAGGATGCCGGTGGCCAGGTAGTTGAAGGGGGAGAGGATCAGGATCACCGCACCGGTGGCCAGGTAACCAAAGCACCAGGGGTTGCGGCGCAGGGCCAGTGGCCAGGCGATGGCAAAGGGCCAGAACACCGTGGCGAAGGCGCCGATGAGCACGGCGTAGCCCAAGGCCGCCTCTTCTTCGTCCGAGTACGGCTCTTTAATCTGTGACTCTATCGACGCCGCCTTGTCGGCGATGTCGTAGAGAAGTATGCCAGTTATTAGTCCCATATCACTATTATACCGTGCGGGGGCAAAAATGGACAGGGGGCACAGGATAAACTTTTAGCTTATCCCAGGCCCCCTGTATAAAACCGGCTTCTTTAGGCCAGGTTCTTCTTCGTCAGCATGCGTGTCTTCGGGTTGCGAATACGCTCGCCTGACTGGATGATGTAAGACTTGGCGGTCGGATAGGAGACTCCTAAGCGAACTGCCACGGTCTCGACTGACATCTTGTCTGCATAAAGCTTCCCCGCCTTACGCACACGAGTTGCGATTTGTGTTTCCGTCATTTGTCCCTCCTTAGTGGGAAGAAATGATCGTCGGCACCGTGCCGACATTTACCATTATGGCACGGCGGAGCACCGAAGTAAAGTGTAATACAGTGATGCCTATCACGACCGGGAGGCCGCTCGCGCGTACTCGCACGCGAGAAGTCCCCAGGGACGTTTAGATCTAGGTCAACGCTGACAGACGATTCCGCGGAACTACGCGGTCGTGGTTCAGTCCGACAGCTGCTCGATCAGCGGTCTGTGCTCCAGGGCACGCCGCAGCATCGGCTCGAACGCCAGCATCCAGTCCGGCACGACGCCGTCCTCGACTACCGCGCCCGCCTTGGAAAGGGACAGGTGTCGGGCCGCCTCTCGGAGGTGGCGCCAGGCCTGGTGGTGGTGGTAGTGGTGGTTCGAGTAGGCCGCCGCCGTGGCGGTCAGTCCGTTTCTCGATCCCTGTGCTTTGGGTGCCGCCGGTACGCCTTCGCGTTCCGTGTCGGGCCGCTCGCGGACGAGCGTCTCAGCTCCTGTATCCGTCTCAGCTTCTCCGGCACGTACCGTGCCGCTCTGTAAATTCTGTCTTTGTTCATTCATCTATTATACTGTGTTTCTCTCTTCATGTAAAGCGGACAGCTCGGCGTACAGCCGGGCCGCCTCGTTGGCGCGCGCCGTCTGGCGCACGTGTTCCTCGCGGGTGCGGCAGAGCTCTATGTCTGCCCGCATCTGTTCCGCCAGAATTCTCAGTTGTTCCAGGTGCTCTCCGCTCACTCCGCGGGCCCACCCTCCTGCTTGTCGGGGGCCGGCTCCGTGGGCTCGGCCTCCAGGATGTTCTGCTGTGCCAGGGCCGCCGCGCGTTGCTCCGCCGCCAGGGCGAGCCGCTGCAGTCTCTCCGCCACCACGAGGTGGGGAGGCCGTGAGTCGTGGACGGTCACGTTGGAGTCTACCTCCACGCCGCCCCTCACTCCGGCGCGGTCGAGTATCTCCGTGCTGGCCTTCAGCCGCACGGGCTCGCTCGCCGCCCCCTCCATCAGTTCTTCCAGCACGTCGACCGCGTAGGTCGCCGCCTGCACCAGCTTCTTGCGTGCCCGCTCGACGTCCTCGCCGGTCTTGCGACCCTGTCCGAGGTGTGGTCGACACAGGCCGTCGTCCTTGGGACGACCGCTGGACCAGAGCATGCACCGCACGCCGTCCGCCTTGACGGAGCGGCACCGCGTCGGCTGGGAGGCCGGCCGTGCCTTTCCGGCCGGGGGGTTGTTCTGCTCGGCGAGCCAGGCCCGCGTCGCGCCGACCACCCACGGCGGGGCGAGCCGCATGGCCTGGTCGTCGACGATCAGGTCGACGCCGGTGACGTAGTCGGAGTTGTGGTTGGACGGGTCGGCCAGGAGGGGCCGCTTCTCCGCCAGGGACAGGAGCCGCCGCTCGCGCGCGGACTCGGGGGAGCGGGCCGCGATCAGGCCGGTCGGCTTGCCGGTGCCGTCGTAGACGGGGTCCCAGTTCAGCTTGCCGCGCCGCAGGGCGGAGCGGTTCTCGAAGGTGTCCTCGCAGACGCCGCGCTCGATCTCGACGATCCCGAGCTCGGCCAGGTCTGGCCGCATGTCGGACGGGGTCTCGGTGCGTGGCTCGAGGTCGACGGGGTCGACCTCGACGACGGACGGCGCGAGGCCGAAGTCGTCGGGGGTGGTGGTCAAGGGGGTGTGCTCCTAGTGGGTCAGTGGGTCTGGTTCCGTCGTGCGTCGCTGGGACGTGCTAGCTCTTCTTCCGCGGGACTCTCCGGGACCGGAACACCGCCACCAGGGGCGGGACGGGGGCGGGACGAAGGTACCGGTAGGCGGCCGCGCCCAGCAGGTAGAGGGCGGCGGACGCCGC